AAACCTAACATCTACTCTTGTTTCAGACTCTACAATTAACTTCTTATATGCAGGTACATCCTCACCTAAAAACTCATTTACTTTTTCTGATAATGTATTAAACTCTTCCTTTACTTCAAATAAAGTATTAGTATTAACAGTCTTTACTTTATCTTGAACATTTCTTATTGACTCTTCTACAAATAGAAGATGAGCCATCATAGAATCATCAAGATCTTTCTTACTAATTAGATCTTGAATATTTTCTCTTATCTGCTCTACAGTATTTGATAAACCTTCTACTTTCTCTGCGTTAGACTTAAAAGTATTGAAAGTTTCTGTAAAGTCAGAAAGTGATTGTATATTATTTAAATTACTTTTAAACGAATCAAAAGCTTCAGAAATTCGCTCTACCTTTTCAGGTGTAGCGTTTTTCAACTCTTCCTTTACATCATCGAATGATGAATTGGGATTTTTTTCGTAAAAATCTGATGGCTTTTTAAGTGGCACGTATTTCTACTCCATCTACAAGTATATTTATTCAGTCTTTTTTGGGCATTTCTCCCTTTATCAATTTTGCAAGATCTGCGGTAGATCCTACAAAAAGTGCATTATTGACTGTTGATGGTCCTTTTGCTACTTGCTCTTCATTAACATCCTTCAATTTTTTCTGAAGGTCTATTAATTTATCAGTAGCATCAGAGACACTTTTTATAAGTTGTCCAGCAACTTCATATGCTCTAGGCATTTCACTTTCTTGAGCAATCTCAAGAATACCA